TAAGCGAAGATGGTTTAATCCCGTCGCCGACGAGGTTCGCCGCAAAAGCCTCGCAGGCGTTCGCCGCATAGCCATTGGTCACCACCAACTCACGCGAGCGAGCCAAGAGGCGCGGGCCGCCCGAGGCAACCAGCGCGTTGATGTTTTCCAGAGGCGGGTTCCAGCCCCGGAGCCGCCGCTTGGCCATCGCCCCTTCGAGACGCGCGCGCATGGCTTCAGGGCCGCCAGTGGCCCGGCGGCGGAACAGGTCGAAGAGTCCCATACGTTCAGAGCCCCTTGGCCGTTGTCACGCGTACATGGCGCACCATGCGCCGCCCATCGGCCGTGGCGATTTCGCGGTCTAGAGCTTCGATCGCGCGGTCGATCTCGGCGACAGAGCGATAGTCGACCGTCTTGCCGTCGTAGCTGATCCGGGCCACGCCAGAGGCGCGCTGCGAAGTCAGGGCCTCCCGGCGGAGTTTCAGTGTCGCCAGATCCGCCATGTTGTCCGTCACCCCATATATGTTGAGCGCGCCACGCGGCGCACCTGTGCCTTGCGGATCTGTTGTGTGCCCCGAGTTGGAACCGTGCCCTTGGCATCAGCGGCGGCGAACTGCGCCGCCAATTCCTCCCACCGCGCATCCGACCAGCGGTCTGCGCCGAGGATCCAAGCAGCAGCACGGGCATAAACCCGGCAGTCGAGCGCCTCGTTGCGTTCCCGCAGCTTCTGCCATTCGAGCTTGGCAAAGCCGCGCTTGTTCTTGACGGTGACCAGCTGCTCCGCCGTCAGCTGTTTTAGCCATTCCGCATCGACCCAGCCCGGCAGATGAAGAAAGCCAGGAGGAAACCGCGCCTCCTCCGTCGGAGCTGTGATCTCCGGCGGATCGAGGCGCAGGAAACGATAGGTCTCGGCCTTGAATGTCGATGTTGCCACTGTCCAAAGCCGTGCGCCCCGGCGAAGGCGTTTGCCGCCGATGGTGGCGTCGACATAGGTCGGCCCCGTCACAGGGCTTGCACGATTGAAGCCCTCAAGACCCTTAACCGGCGCGACCTGTCCAAAGCCCACCTGGCGCGCCCAGGCGTAGACAGCGGCCGTTTCATAGCCCGTATCAATCGCCAGCCGCGCGATGGTCATCGGCGTACCGCTGGCGTGAGCCCACGTCCGGCCAAGGAGGTCGGTCAGTTTCTGCCAGCAGGCAGGATCGCCCGGGCCGCCGTCGATCACAACATGATCAATCAGCCAGCTTTGCAGCCCCCTGCCCCAGGCCCAGACATCAACCTCAATCCGGTCCTTTTGCACATCGGCGCCTGCGGTCAGAAACAACCCGCCCGCCGGCACCGTGCCCGCGCGCCACTCTTCCTTCAGCCCCTGCAGCCGCTGCCAGTCGGGGGCCTCCCCGCTTTCCATCCAGGTCTCACCAAGCGAGGTATTGACGAAAGTTTTCATCGTCTCGTCCCCACCGGCGCGCGCCGACAGAAACGCCTTGGCCATGGCCTCAAGCCGCACCCACGGCGAATAGATTTCGTTCAGATGGAAGCCCGCGGTCCCGTTGAAGGGTGCCTCCGCTCTCCAGCGGCCTTTAGCGATGGCTGACCAACGGACCTCATCGTTCCAGAGCCCGTCGCACTCTGCGCAATGATAGCGCGCGGTTTCCGGGCGATGGCCGCCAGCTTCATCCTTGTCCCATTTGACCTGTCCCCAAGTCAGGATTTGCTCATGGCCACAGTTCGGGCACGGGACCCAGAACCTGCGCTGATCGCTTTCCTCAAACGCCGCCTCGATCCGGCTGGCACCTTTATTGGTCGGGGTTGAGACCAGCACGATCTTGCGGTTCCAGAACGTCACCGTCCGCTTCTTCGCGAGGTTGACCGGGTCGCCCTCAGCCCCCGCGCTGAACGGATAGCGGTCCACCTCGTCGCAGAGGAGCAGCCGGATCGGACGGCTCGCCAGCCCCGAGGGCGCATTAGCGCCCACAATCGTCAGATGACCGCCCGGGAACCGTTTGTGCAGGATCTTGTTGTTGCCATCACGGGACTTTGGATTGGCGATCTTGTCCTGCAAACACGGCGTATCGCGCGCCATGGGCGAGAAGCGGTCCTTTGACCAGGTTTCCGCATCGCGCTCGGTGGGCATGACCACCATGATCGGCGCCGGGTCTTGGTCGATATGGTAGCCGACGCAATTATTCACCATTTCCGTCTTACCCACCTGTGAACTGGACATGATCACAACGGCTTCGGTGCCGGCATCCGAGACCGCCTCCATGATCCCACGCTGGTATTCCGCGCGGCTCGTGCGCCACTGACCCGGCTCGGCGCTGGCCTCAGCGCTCAGCCGCCGGTTCTGGTCCGCCCAATCGCTGATCGTCAGGTCCGGCGGGGGTTTCAGTCCCGCGAGGGCTTTCACTACCGTCCGTTTCAGGATCGGAGAGCCCGTCAATTTCAGGGTTGGTTTCGAATTCAATGTCTGGCTCTGCGAGATCATCGAGCACCTCGCGGATAGCGGCGCGGATCAAGTTCCGGCTGTCTCCGACTGTTGATTGTTCAAAGGCTTGGGGTGCCAGCCGGTCCGGCAAAGCCAGCAGTCGGGTTCTCAGAAGCGCGAGGACCGCAATCCACGCCGCCTCGATCTGGTCGGCTGCGATCAACGCATGGCGCTTTTCCTCGGCTTCCATCTCGGCAAGGTCGGCCCGCGCCCGGATGAAGCGCGCACGTTCAGCGGCATAGTCTGGTGCTCCCGCCTGCGCCTTCAGCGCCTGGTCGCGCAGATAGCGGACATAGCCGCGCACCGAGCCGATGAGGTCGTACTGCCCGCGCTCAGCCTTCGGGATCACACCCTCCCGGCTCAGCTGCTGGACCCGCCGTTCCGACAGATCCAGAAGCCTTGCGATGACACCGATGGGTTGGGACGCTGTCGACATAATCAGGCCTCAAGAATGCGATTAACTGTTTGGAATTACGTCGAATTCACTGGATAACTGTGCCCCCCTGAGCGAAGCTGATCCGGAAGACGACGCTCGGAGAAATCAATATGGAAACCACCAGCATTCGCCTCCCCATTCGAAACCTGCCCGAGCAATTTGACAGTAGCCGCATCGCCGTCGTGCTCGATGAAATCGAGATGGCTTTGATGGATGATGGCGGCGTTTACGCCAGAACCTTTGCCGACAGCTTCACCATCACGGTCGAGGTCTCGACCCATCAGCTGGGCGATACGGCCAGCTGCTTGAAAGGCCTTGGATTGATCTAGCTGTGCTGCTCCTCAACCGGGATAACCGCGAACAAGTGCCACCGCAGTTGTGTTCAAGGTTTTTCGATTGTTACAGCCTATGATACGGATTGCCGGAATACTCTTGAGAACAGGTGACATCCCAGTGCCTCTCTTTGTCTACAGATCGGTTTTTGGCGCGCTGATTTCCGCTTTTTTCGCATCCGCGGCCTTTTCGGACGTGCCCATCATTCCACGGGGCGAGAGTTTTACCTGCACGCCGACACATGTCTGGGATGCAGACGGCCCCGTTTGGTGCAGTGAAGGACCACGGTTACGATTGGCAGGGATTGCAGCGCGCGAACTGGATGGTAGCTGCTCTGCTGGCCATCCTTGCCCTAGCGCGAGCGGGATTGATGCTCGCGAAGCGTTGGCAGAGCTTTTGGGTACTCAAACAGGCGTCAGCCGCCATGGACATATCCTAATCAATGGCCCCACGTTGCGCTGTCGTTCAGACGGCTCCGCTGGTGGGAACCGGACAGCGGCATGGTGCGTATCACCGCGTCATGGAGACATAAATTGCGCGATGGTGAGAGGCGCGTGGGCCTTGCGGTGGGATCGATATTGGCGCGACCATAGCTGCTAGGGTCAAGCAGATCAAAAAAGAGACGAAGGCAGTCAGGCCTGGATCAAGGCAAACAACCGACGCAGCAGGTAACTTCGGACGAGCGAGACGGCAACGAAGGCAACGCCGATCGCCATATGTTCACCGAGCGCGGCCTCGAGGCCGAACCACGGGAACACGATGATCTGCGTGACCACCGCGAGGCCGTAGCCGACCGCGACATTCGTCACCGCTTCAACCAGCGACATCAGGCGGGATTGTTTCATGCTGCCTCGCGCTCGGATTTAAGGGCATCGAACGTCTGCTCGCCACCGTCAAGAATGGCCTGCTCGCCCGTAAATCTCTGCCAGCGCGCAACCGCCACATCGACGTAGGCCGGGTTCAGCTCGATCCCGTAGCACACCCGCCCCGTCGTCTCAGCAGCGATAAGCGTGGTGCCCGATCCCATAAAGGGCTCATAGACCGCCTGACCCGGGCTTGAGTTGTTCAGGATAGGGCGCCTCATGCATTCCACCGGCTTCTGCGTCCCGTGCACGGTTTTCTCGTCCTGATCCTTGTTGGCAATCTGCCAGAGCGTCGTTTGCTTGCGGTCCCCCGCCCAGTGCCCCTTGCCGGACTTGCGCACGGCATACCAAGCAGGTTCGTGCTGCCAGTGATAATCGCCCCGGCTCAGAACCAGCCGATCCTTCGCCCAGATGATCTGGGAGCGGATGGTGAAGCCCGCGACCTCGAGACTTTCGGCCACTGTCGCCGCGTGCAGGGCGCCGTGCCAGACATAGGCGACATCGCCGGGAAACAGCGCCCAAGCCTCGCGCCAGTCGGCGCGGTCGTCATTCAACACCTTGCCGGTGCGCTTGGTTTTGGCTGCTCCTGCCTGGTTGCGCCAGCCGGGGTCATATTCCACACCGTACGGTGGATCGCTTATGAGCAATAGCGGCTTTACGCCGTTCAGCACTCTCGCGACATCCGTGGCAACCGTGCTGTCGCCACAGAGCAGCCGATGGTTGCCGAGGATCCAGAGATCGCCCGGACGGCTGATCGGCTCCTCGGGCGTTTCCGGTACATCGTCCTCACCCTCCTGCGGACCGGTGCCCACCTCGAGGCTCGACATCAACGCGTCCAGCTCATCGTCTGTGAAGCCGGTCAGGCCAAGGTCAAAATCCGCCTCCAACAGGTCGGCCAGTTCGAGGTTCAGCAGGTCCTTGTCCCACTCCGCATTCTCGCTCGAGCGGTTATCCATGATCCGGAAGGCCCGCGCCTGATTTTCTGTCAGCCCCTTGGCAACATGCACGGGCGCGGTCTTGAAACCGAGCTTGCGGGCTGCTTCCAGCCGCGTGTGCCCGGCGAGAACCACCATCGCCTCATCGACGACGATGGGCTGGCGCCAGCCAAACTCCTGGATCGACGCCGCAACCGTCGCAATCGCCTCAGCATTGTCCCGCGGGTTGCGCGCATAGGGAATGATCTGCTCAAGCGGCAGGTCGATGACGTCCATGGGTGTTTCCTTTGGGATGCCCGAAAGCGAAACGGGTTTGATGGCCAAACCGAACCGTAGGTCTGTGAAACGAAATGGGGTCCGAGCCCCGTTTCGTTTCAGGCCGGGGTTTTCAGGCCGTCAGGCCCTTGTTTCATTGGGGTTTCGCGCAAAGCGAAACGAAACGGGTGTTTTTGCGGATGTCACTGGGAAAGCGTCGAGCCTCGCCCCCCCCGTATACAGTTTCCGCCAAGAAGGACCCGTTCAATTTCAATGGGTTAGGCGCATCCAACAATCAACCACAGACAGTTGCGCCTGCAAACCGGTCACCATTTACACCCCCACAAACTCATTCAAACCGACAGGGCGCGATCAGCCACACGACGGTCATCTTATCGCCCTCGCTGTTCAGCGCGCGATTGAAGGCCCACGTTGCCGCCTTCTCTCAGTCGAGCGACGGCGGCTTCGAAGTGAATGCGGGACTGATCCGGGTTGCGGATAATGACGTTCCTGCTACACCGCCTTCGCAGAGATTGTCGTTCACTGTTCCGCGTCACCACCGAATTTGGCGCGACCTCATGGTTCGCAATCCACACTCTTTCGACGGTGCATCGTGAGGGATATCGTGTCGCTTACGCAACCACGCAATCATTCGGTCTTCTATCTTGGCCTGCGACATGCCCCAAGTTCCGAGGCTTTCGATCGTTTCTTCGATGAAATCTGCAGCTTCTGCGCAAGTCACGTCGTACCACTCACCCCGAATGTGCTCTGGATAGAAGTAGTATTTGAATGCGTTTTCCAATCGTGCAGCGATTGCCTTTCCCGGCAACCACCACACAGAGTGGAACTTTAACGCTCGAAAATGGGCAATCTGAAAATCACTGAGCCGTCTCTCAGGGTTATCGGTTATTCCAACTTTGATCGGACACTCCCCTCCAACATCAAGTAAATATACACTACAATATCCGTGAATTTTCACGAAGTCGCGAAACCCCCAAGGTTTCTGCCGGGTTTGATGCGCCATCGATCAGCCAATCTTTTGAGATAGCTCGGACGCCGGCTGCCCCACCCGCGCACGACACCGAGCATAGCGTTTTTATACCCCTGTAAAATTTTCCTGTCTCGCCTTCCGATGTCTCACTGAAAAGTGTCTCACACGCACGAGTGGGCTTGACAGTGTATGGCCGATCAGCCCGCCAAAGGCTCGGTGCCGCGGTCCAGCAGAGCGAGGTAATCCGAATAGGCATAGATGCGACCGCGCTGTTTCCCAGTCGTCTCGCGAATGATGCCCAGCTCCGCAAGCTTCTCAAGGGCGCCGCTTGCGGTCGGAAATGAGGTCTTGAGACCATCTGCAACAGCCTGGGTTGTGACGACCGGCCGGGCTTGCATAAATTCATGCACGCGCAGCGCCGAAGGCGCCGAGCGGCCAAGCGTGGAAATCTGCTGGCGATGCCCCTCGAACATCGCGATCAGCTCGCGGGCTGTGTCGGCAGCCTGTTCGGCGGTTTCCGCGACACCAGAGAGGAAAAACTCCATCCAAGTCTCCCAGGCACCGGCCTGACGGACTTCCTGCAGAAGCCGGTAGTAATCGTCTCGCCGCGATTTCAGAAACAGGCTGAGATAGAGGATCGGTTCACGTAGGACACCCGCTTCGACAAGGATCAGAGTGATCAGCAACCGCCCAAGCCTGCCGTTGCCATCAAGGAACGGGTGGATGGTTTCGAACTGGACATGTGCCAGGCCAGCCCGGATCAGCGGCGGCGTCCCGGCATCCGCGGCGTGCAAAAAGCGTTCAAAGGCATCGAGGCACTCGTCGAGATGGTTTGGCGGTGGTGGAACAAACAGCGCATTGCCCGGACGGGTACCCCCGATCCAGTTCTGCGAACGACGGAATTCACCGGGTTGCTTCGTGGCACCCCGCCCGGAACGCAGGATGATCTTGTGCATCTCGCGGATCAGTCTGAGTGAGAGCGGGAAGCCGTCGCGGATACGTGCGACGCCATGCTCGACCGCAGCAACATAGTTGGACACCTCAGTGACATCGTCGAGTTCGACCGTAGGCGCCTCGTTGTTCTCGTAGAGCAGAAGGTCCGATAGCGAGGACTGCGTACCCTCGATCTGAGATGACAGCAGCGCTTCCTTGCGGACGTACATGTAGAGGAAGAGCGGCGTCGACGGCAGGATCGTTGTAACACCATCCAGCCGTCCTACGGCGGCAATCGCGCGCTCGTAGACGCTCATGAGTTGCGGCAAATCCAACGGCGGGGTTGGCGGCAGTGGTGCTGGAACGTATGCTCGCACGCGTTCGCCGCCTGCGCTTGTTTCAACGAAGGCGCCCAGCCTTTGATTTCGCTCTTCCGTCATCGTGCGAACCTTTAATAACCACCACGCCTTATTAAACCATTACGCACTAAACTTGAATAGAGATCATTCCCTATTCAAGACCCACGCGCCTTTGAGACCACGAACCGCATGGACCTACATGCCGGAGGGCGCCGGCCATTCAGTCTCCAGACGATCACCGCCAGCCCATACTCATGGCGTCGATTTGCGGTGGCCCGACTGATGCCGTGGTGCCAGGTGATCCGTTTCCAGGGCTTGCGATTGGCCCGAGCCCAGAGGATCTGGCCGATATCCTTGTCGACCCACCGCAGCCACAGCATCGCCTCATCAGCTTCCGTGATCATTCGCGGCGATGGCAGAGGTCTTTTCATCTGGGGCTCCTGGCCAACCTGATCAGCGAAGGTCGAGAGGTATTCCGGCCAGGCGCTGACATAGCCCTGCGGGCGCACCGGCGGCATGGAGCGCATCACATCCGCCGCAAGATCCAGCCGGTCGGCCACCATGGCGCGTGTCCAGTCATCAGCCATGGCGCACCTCCCTGTCCCGCGGGCGTTTGCCATAGAGTTTTGATCCCAGCTGCTCGACGAGCTCGCGCTCAGGCCAAGTCAGGCGTTCATCATCCACGCTGACCGCCAACACGCCCTGTTCCTGCCAACCATCGCGCTTGACCTGGTCAGGGTCGCGGCGGTTGCCGCCGTAACCTTTCGGTGTGAACCGCATACCCATCAGGCCAGCCCTCCCTGCGTCTCGATCGCCCAATGCAGGATGGCGATGGCATCAGCCTCGTTATCATCGGCCGGGCTAAAGCCACGAGCCCGTGCAGCGGCAATCATCGCCTGTTTCGGCGCGTTGCCCTTTCCGGTTGCGTGTTTCTTGATCGTGCCTACCGGGACACCCTGATACGGAATGCCCCGCAACTCGGCCCAACTGGTCAAGCTGGCCATGAGGCCGCCAAAGACGTGGCTCGCGTCCGTGCCTGCGTGCCGACGGACCTCTTCGAAGTAGATCGCCTCAAGCGGACCGGACAGGCGATCGATCTCGGTCAGCCAGTTGGTGAAGCGCAGGTAGCGCATGCCACCGCCATCGTAGCGTCCGGGCTTGAAGCTTGCGGTGCCGCTGGTGATCAGCCCGTCAAAGCCGCGGATGGCCCAGCCGGTTGTCGTGCCGAGGTCGAGGGCAAGGATTGTGCGATCGCGCTCTGGCGGCGGCACTTTCGGGCTTGCGCCAACGGCGGCGCTGGACAGAGTCGTATTAGCCATGGGTGGTCTCCTTTTCTGGTTGGCTGCTCGGGTGGAAGACGACGGCGGTTGATGCTTGGCGGTACCGGCCGCCGTCGTCGGATGAAGCGGTGCGATCGGCAGAGGGCTCATGGGTCGAGTTCCTTCAGCCAATCGGGCTTTGGGGAATGTTGGGAAGGTGAGTTTGGACATTCCCCCGAACATTCCCCTTCGTAACCATCTGATTTTTCGACACTTTGGGAATGTTGGGTATGTTGGGAATGTTTTCCTTGGCCATCCCTATCGTGCGCGCGTGCGCGCATGCGCGGGTGTGAGAGGGCGGAAAAACATTCCCCACATACCCCACATTCCCTTTGGCTAATGTTATCAATGGCTTGCCTAGGGGAATGTTGCGTTTCAACATTCCCCTCAGCCCCCTGACATTCCCCAACCTTAGGTTGAGAAATCATGTCTTGATGCGGCTTGCTTTCATAAAGCTCGAGTTTCCAACGGGCAGCCTTGTGCTCGATACCAGCCTTTCGTACTCGCACATGGATCGAGCCAATTCGAAACACTCGGTCCCTCATGCGAGAGATAGCTTTCCCAAAAGCGATTTTCTGCGCGCGCTCGGTAGCGCCGTGGATCGGTGGAGCAGGATCACAAAACGCTGCGACGTCGAACAAATCCGAGGTCAGCACAGACCCAGTTCCAAACCGATCCCACCAAGCTGAAATGAAGTTACTCCAGCCCGCACCCTCACTATCGGAGGCCGCCATCATGTCCTCGAGGTTGTCTAGGAAGCCCGGAATTCGGGCGACTTCCAATACGCCCCCAATGACCTGCGCCCAGTTTTCATAGGAGCCGATGGTCTTTCTGCCGCGCGGTTTGCCTGCGGCAATCCAGGCCTGGCAGAGCGTCAGGCAGGCGGCGACAAGGCGCGCGCGGTTGGCGCGGATCCAAACCATGAGGTCAGGATGGCGAAACCCCTTGCGCTGCCACGGCTGCTCCACATTGGCATCGAGCCGGATGCGCACGAGGCGTCGGGCCATCTCGTTTGAGAACTCGGGGTTGTTGCCCGTGGCAATCCATAGACAGCGGATCGGCAGCCGGGTCATTTCAGACGCACCCAGAACGCGGTCCTCCCAGAAGGGTGCGGTGAGCGCGGCCGCCACAGCAGAGCTGTCGAGCTTGGCCCGCAGGTTGTCGATCAGGATGATCGAGGGGATCTGGCGCAGCTTGGCCGTGACGCGCTTGCGCCATTCCTCGTCATCGCGCCCCTCAGTCATCACGCTGGCGCCGGTGCCGGTCAGGATCGTGGCCACGGCGTCCACCATCAGCGTGGCCCCAGTGCCAGGCGTGGGCTTTTCGATCAAATGCAGTGGCGTTGGCCCGTCGATCATGCCACGCAGAAATCCAAGCAGCAGCAGTGCCACCACATGGGCGCGTTCTGCCTCACCGGTGAAAGGAAAGTCACCGAAGAGGTCGTCGCAGATCAGCTCGCGGGCTGCGGCAATATCGGACTCTGTAGGGCGCTTAGGAATGTCTGGCACCTTAAAGCCAGGTGCGGGCACATAGAGCAGCCGTGCATCCGGGTGATAGCCGGGCTCGGTGATCAACGTGCCGGTGCGGCCGAAGACCGGTGTGTTCACGATGCCGGTGAGCACCGGCAGCGCGGGATCGGGCGTGGCAAGCACCGATTTTTACCGTTGCCACCGGCGGTGGGGCTGGCAGCAATTCTCCTTTCGCGGTTTCACGCACCCATCGGGCGAGGCGTGCCAGCATGTGCCGCAGGCGTTCTTCATTGAGGATCGTGGCAACGGGTCGGCCTTCGTCATCGGGGACCACCCAGGTGGGCTGACCGGCGAAGCGGAACACCCAGGGCGTTCGGTTCGACGCCATGACCACGCTCCAGACCTGCCCCACCGCGCGGCCCAGATCGCCCTCGTCGGCCCGCAGGACTGGGATGTTATTGCCGGAGCCCTGATAGTTGAGCGGACGGTGCTGGCCGGTCTGCAGCACGGCATCGGCGTCCACGTCCTGCTCGGTAGCCTCGACCAAAGATGCCACGGCCACTGAGCCGGCCCGGAGCAGCATGTCGTTGAAGTCCTCGCCGTCCTCCGGCGGCATCGCGATGGCCACATCTCGGCCTTGAGCGCGCAACCGTCGAGCACTGGCCTCGGCGGCGCGCAAGCCGGCACCAGATACATCATGATCAGCCAGGATCAGCACACGCTGCGCAGCGGGCGGCAAGTCGACCTGCTCCAGCCCTGAGGTGGACAAGGTCGCCCAGACCGGCAGGTCCGGGCAGACCGTCATCACCGCGAGGCCCGTCTCAATGCCTTCACAGAGCGCAACCCGCCCAACTTTACCGATCGGTGCCAACCTGACGGCGCCGCCTGCAATGCGGCCCAGCATCATCTTGGGCTTGGCAATCGGCGCTTTGCGCACCTCGTTGCCATTCGTAACGAGGTACGTGCGGTGCAGCCCAATCACCTCTCCGCTGCGATCGCGCACCTGCCCCACCATCGCAGCATAGCCGGTCTTGGTTTCCCAATGCGTCAGATCATGATGAAACAGCAGGTCACTCTCAGCTGGCAGCGTAAGACCGCGCGCATCTAGATAGGTTTCCACGGGTGAGCCATCTATGGGCGCAGCTCCGGACAGAATATGCTCGATCTCCTGCCCCGCGTCCCGCTTCGGCGTAGCAGTAACGACAGGCGCCTGACGCGCTGGTGCCCCTGCGGTCACACCGGTCATGTCTGCGGCCTCGACAACCAGGTCGCGCCCCGTAAGCCCTGTGCCGGCCTCCAGCGTGCTGATCGGACCGCCGCCCTCATTGCCATCGAAGTCGATCCAGTCCCCGGCATGCGGACCGCGCAGGGCAATGACACAAGAGCCGGTGTTGCGCGGGGCGTCACCCCGGATATTGGCGAGACGCCACTCGTTGCCGACGCGTTTGCCATTCGGAAAAAAACGCGGCACCCAGGTCTCTGCCGTTTCACGCAGACGCTGGACGATCAGGTCCAGATCATAGCGCACGGGCTGGGCATGGGCGGGGGCGACATCGTTGAGATTGATTACAGTTGCAGTCATTGCAAGGCCCCCTTCATGACAGGATCAGCAGGCCATGTTCGGCCCGGGTGATGGCGGTATAGAGCCAGCGGTTGTACTCCTCGGCACTGCGACCGAAGCCTTCGTCAAAGACGACCACGGTGCCAAAGGATGAACCCTGAGCCTTATGGCAGGTGATGGCATAGCCCCAGCTGGTCTCGATCAGACCGCGGCGCTGGAACCAGTCCTGACGGTGGCGGTTAGGATCAAAGACGACGTGATCATCGTATTCGCCGCGCCAGAACTCCTGTGCGTTGGAAGTTACAACGCCGTCCTCGGTCTCGATTTCAGCGCAGAAGGCACGAGGATTATGTGGATGCGCGCGCACATCGGTGAGCGTCAGGAACATGCCGTTGATCAGGCCGAGATCGTGGCGGTTGCGTAGGCAGATGATCTTTTCGCCGGCGCCGGTGGGATAGTCGGCGCCATATCCGGCGGCCTGCTTCATGGCCATGTTGAGACGACGGCGCGTCGCGTTCTTGCCGCAGATCACCTGACCTCCATTGAGCAGCTGCCCCGGCATCACCTCGCGCTGCGGCATCTTCCAGACATTCTCGTCGTAGGCACCAAACGGGATGGGCTCGCCGCGCCGCGCCATTGTAGCCAAACGCAGGATCGGGCTGTCCGCCGCCTGGCGGTGGATTTCCGTCAGCATGACGTCCGG